TCACTAGAGCATTCAGATGACGATTCTGATTATACAGATGTTGTACAAGCAGATATTGTTAATGGAACAATTGCTGCAGGTGGTATTTGGCTAAAACTTGATGGTACTACAGGTGGAGACCCTGATACCGCAGGTGGTCAATGGCAAGTTGGTTATGTTGGCGGAAAGAGATATGTAAGACTTGTTCTTGCTAAAACAGGCACTCACACTAATGGAACACCTATTAGTGGATTGATTGTTAAGAGCAGACCAAGGTCAGCACCTGTCTCAAACGTTATTCATAACGCTTAATTGAGCAATCTTTGGGGGGATTAATTTCCCCCCATTTTTAAGGTAAAAATTATGGCAAGAAAATTTAAAATATTAGTTCCAAAACCTGCTATAGCAGATGAAAACTCTGCTGATATGGTTTTACACAAAGCAGATGATATTGTTGTTTCAAAAGGTAAATGGCAAGAAGAAATCATGGACAATTTTGTTGAAAATGGTTGGGCTATGGAAGTTAAAGTAGATTCTGTAGAAGAAACACTAGATGTTCAAGCGGATGTTAAAGAAGTTAAAAGAGCAAGAAACGAAAAAGGTCAATTAAAAGCTGATGACCCTTCTACACCTAATGTTAATGAAGCATGGGAAGGTGGAGAAGCACCGAAAAAAACAACTAAAAAGAAAACTACTAAAAAGAAGGCTTAAATGTCTATAAATTCCTTTTTAGGTCTACAAGTAAGACAAGGAAGGTGGGATAAAACCAAAGGTCTCTATAAATTTGGTTTCCACCCTTCTGTTGGTAATACAGAAGTAACTATTTCAGATAATGGTAGTGATTATGACGCTTTAACAGAAGCCAGTGTAATCAAAGTTTCATCAACTAATACAAACGATACAAGTGATGGCACAGGTGCAAGGACAGTGCGTCTCAGTGGCTTGGATGGGGATTATAACGAGATAGAAGAGATTGTTACCTTAAATGGACAAACAGCAGTTAATACAACTAATTCATATTTAAGAGTATTTAGAGCAAAAGTATTAACAGCAGGTACAGGCGGTGCAAACGCAGGTGATATTCATATGGGAACTGGTGCTGTATCTTCAGGTGTTCCTGCAACATCATTAGCAAAAATATCTACAGCTGAAAACCAAACACTTATGGCAGTATGGACTGTTCCCTCAGGTCATACAGGTTATCTATACCAAGTGGATTTTTCATCAAACATACAAGGTTCTGTATATTTAACAGCAAGAGTTAAATGTAAAGAATTTGGTGGTGTTTATCAAACAAAAGAAAAAGGTACATTTACAACAGATGCGTTAAAGTTTGATATAGAATTACCACAAGTTATACCTGAAAAAGCAGATTGCAAATTAACTTGTATTGCTAGTGCTGGTACGCATGGTGTTTCAGGTTCGTTTATTATGTTGTACATAAAGAATTAATGACTTAGAATAGATTTATGGCAAGTGGAAATATAAGCAAACTAGAAGCACATGAACGTGAATGTGCTATTCGTTATGAAAACATAGACAACAGATTAGCAAGTGGCTCAAAGAGATTTGATAAGCTTGATAATCTCATTTATGGTCAGTACGCTTTAATTATTACTTCCATGTTTGGCTTACTCATAGAAAGAGTATTTTTTAATTAATTTAGGAGAATTATATGTCAGAAGAATTAAATTACGAAGCACTATACAACACTGCTCAACAAGAACTTGCTAATGCTCAACACACAATCCGAGTCTTAATACAAAGATTGCAAGAAGTACAAGGTGGAGAAGCACCAGTTCAAGCTGAAGTTGTAGAAGAAAAAGCAGATAAGAAAAAGGCTAATTAGGAGAATGAATGGCAGGTCTAGTAATACATACAGAACCTGCATCAGAACCAATAACACTTGCAGAAGCAAAAGCATATTTAAGAGTAGATAGTTCAGGTGATGATGCTTTAATCACATCATTAATTGTTTCTGCAAGAAAGTTATGTGAAGAACATATGCAAAGGGCAATCATGTCCCAAACTTTGCAACTATTCTTAGATAATCTTGATGATATAGATAACCCCTTATGGGAAGGTATGAGAACTGGTCCATATCTTAATTATTACAAAAACTATATTGACCTCCCAATGCCACCAGTCACATCAGTCACTCATGTCAAGACGTATGATGATAATGATACTGCTACAACTTTTGCAAGTTCTAATTATTATGTAGATAGTGCTAAACAACCTGCAAGAATAGTTTTAAGAACAGGTGAAACATTCCCAACAGCACTAAGAGTAGCCAATGCTATAGAAGTTCAATACATTGTAGGTTATGCAAGTGCTAACGCTGTTCCTGAACCAATTAAATTCTCTATTTATCAAGTATTAACCTATTTGTATGAACATAGAGGGGATATGTATGAAGGTAAAACATCATTACCTGCTACAGCAACTAGATTACTAGCACCCTATGTAGTTTATAGCGGTTTAGGTAGTTCTAAACTCATGTCAATTGGATAATGAGTCAAGTAGGTCAGTTAAGACATCAAATCACCCTTCAAGGTCAAGGTACTACTAGAGATAGTGGTGGTGGTATTAGTTCAGGTTGGTCAAGTATTGCTTCAGTATACGCTGATATAAAGCCTAAAAGTGGAAAAGAGGTGTATGCACAAGGCAAGTTAGTTGGAAGCGTGTCCCACGAGATTACAGTGCGTTACAGGACTGATATTACCAACGCTTCTAGGATTAGTTTTGATAATAAGTTATTCAATATACGAGCAATTATTAATGTTGATGAAAGAGATAGATTTTTAAAACTTCTTTGTGAAGAAGGAGTTGCAACGTGAGTATTGATTTAAAAATTACAAACCTAAAAGCATTTAATAAAAAATTAAATAAAAGACTTACAGATAACAAAGTTAAAGAATATGTAACTCGCGGTACTTTGATGGTGCAAAATACAGCTAAAGAAAGCATTTTAAAAGGTGGCACAGGTAGATTATATGAAAAGTATGAGCCAAGAAGAAGCCATAGAGCATCAGCACCTAATCAACCACCTGCTAGTGATACAGGGTTTCTAGCAAGTCAAATTACAATGAATGTTGATGTGAAGGCTAATGGCACAGTTGTTGGTCAAATAATATCAGCAGCACCTTATTCTAAGCATTTAGAGTTTGGAACTACTAATATGACTGAAAGACCTTTTATGCAACCTGCATTACAAAAGAATAAAAGAAAGATAGAAGCATTATTTAAAAAAGGCATACTAAAATGAGTATTGGTCAATTTGCACTACAAACAACTATATACAGCACTCTATCTAGTGATAACACCCTAACATCAACTTTGGGTTCAGGAGTGTATGACGAAGTTGTGGAAGGTGCTACATACCCTTTTGTGTCATTAGGTGAAGAAACAGCTATTGATTATGGCACTAAAAATGAAAATGGTGGCGAAACTACTATAAATATTCACATATGGTCACAATACAAAGGTGCTAAAGAAACAAAACAAATAATGGACAGAATTCACGATTTATTGCATGATAGTAACTTAACAGTTATTGGATTTAATCTGATTAACCTTAGATTTGAATTTAGTGATATACTAAGAGACCCAGACGGTGTTACTAGACATGGAGTCATGCGATTCCGAGCAATAATATTAGGAACAAACTAATTTATAGGAGAAAAAAATGGCAGCACAAAAAGGTAAAGATGTTTTAATAAAAATAGACGATTCAGGTAGTTATGAAACTATTGGTGGTCTAAGGTCATCTTCAATAACATTAAATGATGAATCAGTTGATGTTACAACAAAAAGCAGTAGTGGTTACAGAAATTTATTAGCAGGAGCAGGTGTAAATAGTATCAGCATAAGTGGTTCAGGTGTTTTTACAGATGATACTCAAGAAGGAAATTTAAAAGATGCTTATTTAGGTCAATTACAATTTCAAGCAGATGGCACTACAGCTAATACACCTGCATTTACAAATTTTGAATTTATAGTACCTGACTTTTTTAAATTCACAGGTGCATTTCAAATTACATCATTAGAATATGCAGGTGAATACAATGGA